CCCTCATGAATATCTCCGATGCTGGAAGCAACAACCTTTTCGTGACGGCCTTTCAGGGTGCTTCAGGGGCGGTCCCGGCGACATTACTAGGCATTCCTATCGTTTTCGCGGATCGGTTGCCGGCAGTGGGAACAGAGGGAGACCTGATCCTTGCAGACCTTCAGTATTATCTGATTAAGGACGGAAGCGGGCCTTTCATTGACGCTTCCCCGCACGTCTATTTTACGAACGATCAGACGGTTATTCGGATTACCTGGAACGTTGACGGTCGTCCATGGCTTACTCAGGCCCTGCAGCTTGAGGGATCGTCTAGCAATTCCGTCAGCCCCTTTGTGGTGCTGAAGTAAATTTCGAAAGATAGGAGGTAAAAAACCATGACAGCATTTGCGAGTGAACGATTTGCGATGATCCCGATTGCCCTGAACACTAGCACTACGACCGAGGTCAAGGGCAAGGGGGTTTCCCTGAAAGGAGTCAAACGGGTTACGGTTATGTGCGGCTATGAGTGCGACCTGAATGTACTCGATTCAGCCGCGCATGCGGAATCTTCATTGGCCAATTCAGCCACATTTGCCGTTTACGCCGGGAAAGTGACTCAGGGAGCGGCCAGTTTTTCGGCCTTGGCCAGCGCCACTTGTGTCGTTGGCATGACTACGGTAGGCCAGGTCCGAAATGCCGAATCAATACAGATTCAGGTGGTTGGCTCATGGGCCACGGGTAGCGAGTTCACTATCAGCTACGGGCCGACGACAAAGACCTTTACTTTGCAGACCAATGCGAGCGCATCAGATGGCCAGTTGAGTGCCTCGGATGCCACTGGGTTTGCGAATGCGCTTGGAAGCGCCATCAAAGACTGGTTTCCGAACCTTGAACTTGTGGAAGGGACCACGGTCGGCTCTGGTGACACGAAAGCTTGGACGGGCATCCTGAAGGAGAGGATTCCCGGACAGGCCACGTTGTCTGCCAATGTGAGCGCGGGTGCTCAAGCGGTTTCTACTTCATGTATCGGAAATGTGAATGTTCACAGATCGGTCGGTGTGATCGAGTTCACTCCCGAGCAGGTGGTGGCGACCAATGCGAGCTACACGCAGTTCACGGTCGGGATTGATGCATCAGTGACGGTCTCAAAGAGTTACGCCGTGGCAATTCTCGAAATGAAAGACGGGCCGGTTCAGAGCCAAATTCGTGAGGTCATCTAACTAATAGGAAAGGGGGAACATCGATGGCAAAGGCGACAAGACAGAAACCTCAAGCAGAACTGCCCACCATGAAGATCGCTATCGTGGGGTGTTCAGATACAAAACACCTGGCACCCTACGATGATCTTTCGTGGGATATATGGGCAATGAATAATTCCTTCGTCCATACCAAGCGACAGAACCTCTGGTTTGAAATCCATTCCATTAAGTTCGACAAGGGGCACTATCTCAGGCGTGATCTTATCCGGCCTGGGGTATTCCGATGGAGCCCGGAGTTTCGCGGTGTCAGTGTGGATGAATACATGAAGATGCTGGCCGATCTTGATGTGCCGACTCTCATGCAGAAGCATTGGGATTGCATCCCCAAGAGCGAAGCCTATCCCCTAGCTGATATTGTCAAAACGTTCGGGAACTACTTTACAAACTCGGTTTCTTTTATGATTGCCTTAGCTATCAAGCGGATCGTGGAGGCCAAGAACGCTGGAACGATAGGGCGCGGCGAGATCGGGTGTTGGGGGGTAGACATGGCGACGAATACGGAATATGGCCCGCAAAGACCGAGCTGTGAATTTTTCCTGGGTATCGCAGCGGGCTTGCAGATCGCTATTACGATCCCCCCAGAGGCTGACCTTCTCAAGACCCGGTTCATGTATGGCTTCCAGGAAAGAGAAGCTCAAGCCTGGGAAGAGAAGATGCTCTCCATGATGAACGCCATGCAGGGGCGCAAAGCGGCAGCCGAAGCCAAGCGGAACAAGATGGACACCCAAGTGCTCCAATACACGGGAGCCATAGAAGCTATTCGGGAAGTACAACGGATATGGAGCAACCTGGGCGACACGAACATTTGGAGGGGTCCCGATGGCCAGCTTCATGACAAGTCGAAGATTTCTGGACAATAACGGGCGCTGGCACAAAGATGGCGAACTTCTTGAACTGGGACTGGTAGAGGCGGAAATTTATCTCTCTAGGGGAGTGATTAGGGCCTACCAGACCCAGATGGTATTACCGCCCGAGACCCGGGCGGGTAGGAGACGAAAAAATGCCCTCCCTGCGAATAGTTACTGAAGCGACGGGCGAGCCGATAACGGTCGATGATTTGAAGCTTCACTTAGGCCTGGATTCGACCTTCGGGAGCATGGACAATTGGTTCAACTCGAATATCACGGCAGCCAGGAAGGAAGCAGAGAATCGGATCGGGCGGGCCGTTATGCCTCAGACATTTAAGCTTTTCCTGGATAACTTCTCAACCTCCATCCTTCTGCCGGTGGCTCCCCTCAGCACGGCCTCGGGCGATGTGGTTATCACCTTTCTTGACTCGGTAAGCGGAGATTCAACCACTCTTGGATCTTCCGTTTATCGAGTGGATAGTGACTCCGAGCCGGGAAGGATCATTTTGGATTACGAGCAGGAATGGCCGGAGGTTTATCCGGTTCGGAACGCCGTTCAAGTGCAATTTGTCGCGGGCTACAAACTGAATACGGCTGTAACTCCGGCAACGAATACCTGCCCGGAAGCGATCAAGACCTGGCTCAAGATGCGGGTTGCCTCGCTCTATGAAAACAGGGAGGCGTTTAACGTGCGGGGGGTCCAAAGTCAACCAGGACAGTTTGTCGACGGCTTGCTAGATTCTTATAAGTTGTTTGAGGTCGATCCATGATGGCGGGACATCTCAGGTTTCAGGTGAGCATTCAAAAGCCGACTCCAACGTTGAATAACTTGAATGAGCCTGAGATCACCTGGACGGATGTCTCAACCGGAGTGTGGGCTTCCATCGAGCCTCTGCGCGGGCGCGAGTATTTCGCGGCGAAACAGGTCAACGCTGAGATCGATGCCCGGATCACGATGCGTTATCGGGCGGGAGTGCAAACGGATTATCGGATTCTCCATGGGTCGAATGAGTATTACATCGTTTCCATTATCAATGTTGAGGAGCGGAACCGGGAACTGCAGCTGATGTGCACCCGGTCAATCCTATGATCGATCTGGTTGTGAAAGTCAAAGGTCTGGATGAAGTCAAACGAGGGCTGGAAAGTCTGCCGGACAAGATCGCTCGTGGCGTACTCCGCAAAGGGACTCTTGCTGGCGCCAAGTTGATTCGGGATCGGGTCAAGATTGCGGCTCCCATTAGGAGAGAGGGACGACTCTACAAGAAAACCGGCAGAAATCTGGCATCAAAAGGTATGCTGGCCGAGATGCGAGCGCCCGGATACCTGAGAAGCCATATCGGGGCGAAGTACAGACGGCAAGTATCAACGAAATTTACGGCCCGCTACGGAGTAAGACCTATCGGTCCGGCTTTCTACGGGTTTTTTGTTGAGGGTGGGCACAAGATCGGGAAAAGACCCTCTCGTTCAATCAAACGGATCAGGGGAGACGCACGGGGATCTATCCCAGCGCATCCGTTTATGGCTCCGGTTCTCAGGAATGCGACAAGCGAAACGATTGAAGCAATGAAAAAGGTTTTCATCCGAGGCGTTCTAAAGGTGTGGACCGATACAGGGTTTCAGGGGTCCGCTCGCCCATGAGACGTGATCCCCCGAAGGATGTTCGTCGCCCTTCATCCTTTCTCCTAATCACGCAGTAATGGGCGAGTCCCTAAAAAGAGGCAGGGAATGATTGAGACTAAGATCGTGACGGCATTGACGGCGGATACCTCAATCCTGGCCGTAGCGAGCAACCGGCTCTACCCGGATGTCATGCCTCAGAATCCCACTATGCCGGCGATTACCTATGAGCGAGAATCTTGCCAGAGGATCAATTCACTGGGCGGGTACGGGGGCCTTGAGAATCCGCACATCATTATCTGCAGCTGGGCGACCAGGAAGGATGATGCAGGAGATCTGGCGGACAAAGTTTTTGACGCCATGAACAAGGCAAATACTTTCCATGCCCTGATGATTAATGATTTTGGGGGATACGATGTTGATGCGGGCCTGTATGTTTTTTCACAGACCTATTCTTGTTGGAATCTAACCTAAAGGAGGTGGTTCTATATGGCAAGGGAAGCTCAGGGAGTTCTTTGTTACATTACCACGACGACTGTCGCTTCAACCAGCATCGTGCTGGGGGAGGTTGTCGGGTTCTCGGGACCGGGAATGAGCGCCAATGTGATTGATGTTACCAATCTGGCGAGTACGGCCAAAGAGAAATTTGTTGGCGTCTATGACGGCGGGAATATCACCCTCAACCTGAACTGCATGGCGACTGATTCCGGCCAGCAGAAAGCGCGGGAGGTTCTGGCCAGTCGATCAAAGAGTGCCTTGATTGTCCAGTTGAGTGGTTCAACGACCACTCATAAAATCGTACTCGAAGGATATGTTTCCGGCTTGAATGTCACGGGGGCCGTGGACAGCAAATTGGCCGAAGATATTACCTTCGCAATCAGCGGTGGGGTGAGCTGGAGTAACTAGGGAGGGGTAGCTATGGCTAAACAAGCGCAGGGGGTCATTATTCAGCGGGAATCCTCGGTGGCAGGCTCAACGGTAAACATGGGACCGACCAACTCAATCGGCTTTGATGCAGGAAGCAAGCAGATTCGCAGGGAGGCCGGATTTGCCCCCTTCTCGACGGGCATGGTTATCGAGTGTAATGCCTCTCTCAACGACGGAGTTTATACTGTTGCGACGACTGGCGCGACCTATATTGCGGTTTACGAGACGCTCGTGGATCAGGCGAGCGGAGCGAATGTCAGTATCACTGGCCATGCCATGCAGACGATTGGAGAGATCGTGTCATTCAACGGACCATCTATGAGCGCAAATGTGATTGACATAACTAACCTCGCAAGCACCGCGAAGGAAAAAAAGATCGGGGTTGTAGATGCGGGGAATCTGGCTATTTCTGTCAACATGGATGCGACCGGGAGCCTTCACAAAGAACTAGAGGCAGACATGGCTGCCAGGACTGCGAGAAAGTTTCATATCAAACTAACTGATGTCGGGACGAGCCAGCCCACGAGACTCTATTTCGGTGGGTATGTGTCCGGGTTCAACGTCACCGGGGCAGTAGACAATGCGATCAAGGCAGATCTGACTATCGCTATATCCAGCGGGGTTGAATGGATGGAGCAAGTTTAAGGGGGGAAAACCATGCTATTGAACAAGGACCAGATTCTAAAGGCGGATGATCTACCCTTCAAGGATGTTGAGGTGCCCGAATGGGGCGGCACTGTCAGGGTAAGGGCCATGACAGGGGCCGAGCGGGAATCCTTCGAGGCGGCCATCTATGATATGTCCGGCGAAAAGGCCAAATTTCTGCGGCAGGACTTTAGGGCGAAACTACTTTGCCGGACTATCGTGGATGAGCAAAATAAACGCCTGTTCTCCGAGAGTGATATCGCGGCGCTATCAGCGAAATCAGCCAAGGTATTAGACAGGCTCATGGAAGTCGCCCAGGGATTGAGCGGCCTGTCAAGGGAGGAGACGGATAAAATAAAAAACGCATGAGGGCGAGGGGCAGCGACTTTTTCATAATGTCCCTGGCCTACTCGCTCGGAATGACCCGCAGGCTTCTGCTTCTAAATGTTGACAGTTACGAACTTTCCATGTGGCGCGCATTTTTTGAGGAAATGAACAGGTCAGCCATGCCAAAAAGACAAACTCCCGCCCAAATCGATTCCAGCCTCCGAACAGCCTTCGCTATCAAAACGAAAAGGAAAAAGAATGCCAAGTCTAATGCTTGAAATCGGGGCCAGTATTGCGCGACTTGAAACCGACGTGGCCAAGGCGAACCGGACGATTGACGGTTTCGCCCGTTCTGCGTCCTCGGCGTTCAAGATCGTTGCGGGCTACGCAATGGGCTCTGCGGTTACAAGCTTCGTTAAAGACACAGCCACGGCCTTCATGGAGAGCGAACGGGCTATAAATAAGATGGCTGTAGCCATGAAGAATCAGGGGGACTTCTCAAAGGCAGGCCTGGAAGGGTTCAGGGGCTATGCCCAGCAGATCCAGGAGACGACGGCCTATGAAGACGATCTGGTTCTTTCGGTTATGGCGAACCTCAAGACCTATGGGATGCTCAACGAAGAGGTGAAAAGGGCTACGGCTGTGGCCTTAGATTACGCTGCGGCGAAGAAAGAGGAAGGGGTCACAGTCGAGTCTGCGTCTCAGATGCTGGGGAAAGCCTATTTAGGCATTACCACTGGGCTGAAAAAGCAGGGCATCCAGATTGATGAGACGGCGGACAAGGCGAAAGTGTTTGATTCTGTCCTTGCTCAACTGCGATCGCGCACGGGTGGGGCGGCAGCTGCGGAGCTAGACACTTACGGCGGGAGATGGGCGAACCTCGCCAACACCTGGAATGATGCCAAGGAAAGTATCGGGGAGATCTCCCTTAGCCTCGGTGAGACGTTTCAACCGGCTATAAGGACAACCATAGGATTGCTGAAAGAGGCAGCGGACTACTGGAAGGATTTTATGAGTCCTTCAGCTAAAAAGGTTCTGCAGGATCAGCGGGCAGCGATCCTTCGTGAGTTAAAGGCAATCGAGGATGAATACCCTTCCCCGAAAATGCCGAACTTTTTTGGGGCGGATACAGACCGAGTTCCGGCTAATGTGATTGAACGATACCGGGCCCTGGAGCAACAACTCCTC